TTCCATTCTTTTTATGAGTCGCTCAGCTCTATTAGTTACTTGTTTATACCAACGGCTGTCTTCCATTTGAACTGCTGCTTCGAACCAATCTTCTTCGGCAATAGCTTTATTCATATTCTTAAAATTAGATAGACGAGGTCTGCCCATATTAAACATCATGTTACATAAGATTAACTGTGCTTCTTCTGGTATCTCATCGAAGTTATCATATAACTTTTTACACTCTCGTATTGTACCATGAATATCTGTTTGAAAACAGTTATTGACTCTAGCTTCAGAAACTTCAGTACCTACAGGTTTGTCGTACTCCTCATCCCACTCTGTTACAAGATGTCCAATTCCAAAAGTTGCTAATCCAAGGTGGTCTAAATAGACTTCATACTTACAGCCTTCGTCTTTTTCTATTTCTACTCTTAGTCTATCTATATTCACTGAACAGTCTCCAATGGTTTTATACTTAATTCATATCCCATATTGTTTAAGACTTTCTCAAAGTTATCAAGGGTTGGTTGCCTTTGCCTTGCTTCCCAAGTATAAACTGTAATAACACTAACACCAGTGTTTTCAGAAACTTGTTTTTGAGTCATCTCGTTTTCTCTTCTTAGATCTTTAAATGTTTTTATTAAATCAGCCATTTTTTCCAATCTTCTCCTAAAACTTGTGTAGCTATATTAATTTTTTGTCTAAGTGCTTTTACTATAACTTCATCAACTGTTTTTTCTGCAACGAGGTCAATATAAGTAACTTTTTGTTCTTGACCTATTCTATGTGCACGATCTTCTGATTGCAATCTTACCTCAAGATCATAACTATTACTATAATAAATTACTGTATTTGCAGCAGTTAGTGTTAGACCGTAACCCCCTGTTCTAGGTTGTCCTATAAAAAACCGTAAGTCATCGTTTGTTTGAAACGATTGAACAATATCTTGTCTCGCTTCTCCAGGAGTATCTCCAAAGTAAGATGCTGTAGATTTTTCTCCATATTCTTTTTTTAAGGCAGATTCTATTGCTAATATGTCATGTCTATAGTTAGCCCATATAATAGCTTTTCCATTTACTTCTTCTAGTATTCCAAGAAGTTCGCTTAATCTATTATTTTTTAGCTCAACACTAGCTCCACTGTCAGTATTTAAAAACCCACAACTTATTTGATGTAATCGTAATAGCTGAGTTATTACAGCGTTAGCTGTAACTTGTTCCATATCATCCAATATAGTTACTGCATTCTTTTTCATATCGTCGTATACTTTTTTCTGTTCAGGTGTTAATTCAATATTACGTTTTGTGTATACTTTTTCTGGTAGGTCTAAACATTGTTCTTTAGTAACTCTAAATGAATTTGGTTTAATTAAACCAGTGAGTTCGTCTAAATTCCTAAACCCAAGTATTTGGTTATATTGATGTGTTCCTGCTGACCTACGAATCATATCTGCAAAACGAGAACAAAAAGAATAATAAGATTTAAACCCTAATAAGTTTTCACCTAAAAAAGCAAACTGAGAATATAAATCTAAAGGTGATTTAGTTATTGGTGAACCTGTTAGTATTCTTTTGTACTTAGCCATCTTTGCTAAATCTATTGCACTTTTAGTTCTTTTTGCTTTAGGGTTTTTTATAACTGTTGATTCGTCTATAGCTAATAAAGTTCCAGTACCTAGACCATTCTTATGTCTTGACAAAAACTTCTTAGCTACGTCTAAAGCCTTACCACTTGAAAGGGCTTCAATGTTCATTACAAATATATGAAGATCCCATTCTGGATCCCAAATACTTTTTATCTCATTTTTTATCTTCTGTGTTAAAGGCGAAGTCCAATAAGCTATCTTATGTTCTATATGATCTGGTAAGTGTGTTGGTATTTCTTGACCTACCCAGTTTTTGTAAACACCTTTCGGTGCAAGAATTAAAGCTGAATTAATTTCACCTTTATCGTAAAGGTAAGCGATAGTATCTATCAATACTTTAGATTTTCCTGTTCCCATATCCATTAACAATGCGTACTCTTGTTTTTCGCAGGAAACAGTTAAAGCATCTAATTGATGCTTGTACGGTTTAGTCTTAAATTTAAACAAATTTCTCTCCTTCTTTCTTTCTAAAATTTACTATACTATACTAATATCTAGTGAGATATATAAATATTATGAAAAAAGTTGCTTACGACCCTTTATCTATCATATTGTAAATACAAATCTCATAGAGCTCTTGTTCAGTAAAAACAAAGACTTAACACGTGTCTTATGATATTATGAGATTATGACGAGCTTTTATAAAAAATAAAAATCAAAATCTTTTTAAAATTACATTAGGCTACCAGTAAATACTTATATATATTTAAGTAATAATATAGTAAGGTAAGTTAAATATAACTGGAGAAAGTAGAATGGAACAAAATGCTACGGTATATGTAGTTCAGGATTTCGGTACTAAGAATATTTCTGGGGCTACACGATTTGGCAGAATAAGAACATTACTGCCTTCCAACAGACAAATTGTATTTAGTTCGGCTCCAACCGTTGCACGGTTGCGAGAAGGCTTAAATGAGTTCTCTGATGACGACTACTTGTTGCTCATGGGAGATCCTGCAGCTATTGGTATAGCTTGCAGTATAGCTTCTCATGTAAACGATGGGAAGTTTAAAATGCTAAAGTGGGATAGACAAGAAGCACTATATCTTCCCATTAATATTAACCTAAAATACTTTGGAGAGTATGATGGAAAATCTTGACGATATCCTCAGTGGTGAGGGCTTAAACACCTTAAATGTCAAGGCTACAACTGATGAGTTAAATCAGTTGTCGAAATTGGCTAACGAACTTATTCATAAACAAAACGAAGTAAAAGGCTTCGAGGAGTCTATTAAAGATTATAAGTTTAGAATAAGACAGATTGCAGAACAAGAAATACCTGATCTTTTAGCAGAGGTTGGTTTATCTAGTTTTGAATTAAAAGACGGAACTAAAGTAAAGGTTGAGCCTTTTGTTACGGCTCATATCTCGAAAGACCGAGCAAACGAAGCACACGCTTGGTTAGAACAAAATGGTTTCGGAGAACTCATAAAGCGTGAAGTTGCTTCACAGTTTGGCAGAGGTGACAATAAGTATGTAGAAGTCATGTCAGCTTTAGATAGTATGGGGCAAAGTTATACTACTAAAGAGGGTGTTCACCATGCCACTTTAAAATCATTTGCTAGAGAACAAATGGAAAAGGGAACAGATATTCCTGTTACTTTATTTGGTCTATACAGTGGTTTCACAACTAAAATTTCAAAGTCATAGGAGGAAAAAATGGCACAAGCAGTTGTAAAAAAAGAAGAGTCATCTATTATGGTAGTAGACGACGATATATTAAATGTAGGTACAGGGTTAGAAGACACAACTACTGACGATTATTCTGTTCCCTTTATAAGGATTATACAATCAGGTAGTCCTCAACTTAACAAGAACGATGGCAAGTATGTAAAAGGATCTGAGCAAGGTCATATTTATAATACTGTTACTTCAGAGTGTACCGATGGCGATCAGGGTTTAATTGTTGTTCCTTGTTATTACCAAAAGAAGTATATAGAGTGGAAGTCTCGTGATAATAGTGGGGGTGGATTAGTTAATCCTGATCATACTAGAGAGATATTAAGCCAATGTACTAAAACGGATAAGAATAAGTTTGTTTTAGACAACGGTAACTATATCGAAGAAACGGCTCAATTTTATGTTATGATTACTAACCAAGAAGAAACTGAATGGCAACAAGCTGTTCTTACTATGACTTCATCTCAGCTTAGTAAAGCGAGAAAATGGATTAGTCAGATGAAGCAACGTAAAGTTCAAAACAGTAAAGGCGAATTAGTAGAAGCCCCAATGTTTATGTTCCGTTATCTAGTAAAGACTATCGGTGAGCAAAACGACCAAGGCTCTTGGTACGGTTGGTCTATTGGTTTAGATAAGGCTGTAAGTAGTAAGCCTTTTCTTATTGAAGCAAGTAACTTCTTAAAAGGAATAAGATCAGGAGATGTAAAGGTAAAGCAACCTGATCAAGAGGGGGCATCAAGTCCTATCTCTGAAGACACAGTACCGTTCTAGGTATTAGGGGGCAGTGAAAACTGCCCCCTATTTTATTATGATAGTAAAAGAATTCGCACAGTTATTCTCAGGTTTACGAAAGGCTTATGGCTCTTTTGTTTCAGAAGAGGGTAACGGTATAGGAAAAGAAAAGGGAAGATACCGTATCATATCAGAGGATATCGATGATATACGGTTACAAGAACTTTGGAAAAATCATTTAGAAGGAAAAAATTCATTAGGTATTATACCGATTACTGAAAATAACACTTGTACTTGGGGGGCGATTGATATTGATCAATACCCTCTAAACCATAGTGATTTAGTAACTAAGTTAATACAGACTAATGAACTTCCTTTTGTAGTAGCACGGTCAAAATCTGGAGGTGCACATGTATATGTGTTTTTATCTGAGCCAGTCAGCTGTGCTATTGTACAACATAAATTAAAAGATATTGCTTCGGTATTAGGTTATGCAACTGCAGAAATATTCCCCAAGCAAACTAAACTTCTTTTAGAAAAAGGTGATAGAGGTAGTACTCTAAACATGCCCTACTTCGGTGGTAAACGTACAACTAGGTATGCACACGATGATAAAGGGGTAGCTATTACAGATTTAGAAGAATTCTTAAAATATGCAAAAACTAAAATAATAAGTAAGAAAGAATTAGAGAGTTTAAAGATTATATCAGCTGATAATGCAGATAAAGATTTAGAGGGTGCACCACCATGTTTAAAAATACTTTGCAGTATGGGCTTTCCTGAAGGAACAAGAAATAATGGTTTATTTGATGTTGGTGTATTTTTACGAAAGAAGTTCTCAGACGATTGGGAAAAGAAGTTAGAAGAAAAGAATTTTCAATATATGAAACCACCTCTTGGTGCTGCAGATGTATTGACAGTTATTAAGTCGTTAAGTAATAGAGATTATCAGTATAAATGTAATGACCAACCTATTGCTGCTCATTGTAACGCAGCAGTTTGTCGTACATGTGAATATGGTGTTGGTTCTTCTGGAGGATTACCACAATTTAGTAATTTACAAAAACAAGATTCTACACCTCCTATTTGGTTTTTAGATGTTGAAGGTCATCGAATAGAGTTAACTACAGATGAGTTACAAAACCAAACTAAGTTTCAAAGAAGATGTATGGATGAGTTAAACTTTATGCCCTTAACTATGCGACAAAATAACTGGAGAACGGTAGTTCAACAATTATTAGATAGTGTGTCTATTATTGAAGTACCAGATGATGTTTCGGTTCAAGGACAGTTTAAAGAACTATTAGAATCTTTTTGTACTGAACGTGCACAAGCCCAATCAAGAGATGAGTTATTACTAGGTAAGCCTTGGACAGAAGAAAGCAAGACTTATTTTAGGTTAAAAGATTTAATAGACTATTTTGGAAGACAGCAGTTTAGGGATTACGGAAGAAACCATATTGCTGCAAGGCTCAGGGAACTTGGAGGGGGCGATCACTTTTTCCATGTTAAAGGTAAAGGTGTAACGGTTTGGTATATACCTGAGTTTAGTTCCCAAGAAGAAAGTTTTGATTTACCTAAGATGGGGGAGGATCCATTTTGACAATAGATCCTTCTTCATGGTCAATTATTCTTGGTCCTCCAGGAACTGGAAAGACTACAAGTATACTTAACTTAATACAAATAGAGATGGAAAACGGAACACCTCCTGATAAAATTGGATATTTCGCTTTTACTAAAAAAGCATCAGACGAGGGTAAAGAAAGAACTATGGAAAGATTTGGTTTAACTGGCAAAGATATTCCAAACTTTAGAACACTTCATTCTTTATGCTATCGTATGCTAGGTCTATCAAGAGATTCCGTTATGGATAGAACTAATTATAGAGAGTTTAACGATGTAATGGGCTTACGTTTGACAGGCGATATAAGTTTGGAAGAGGGTTCGATTTCTTTATTATCTAAGGACGATAAGTTAAAATTTATAGAGGGTTTGGCAAGGCTTAGATGTCATAATCTAAGAGCCGAATGGCAAGATCATTACGATGAAGATATTGATTGGCATACGTTAGAAAGATTTTCTAAAGGGTTATATCAATTTAAACAGGCAAGAGGGCTATACGATTTTACAGATATGTTAGAAATGTGTGTAACTAAAGAACTTGCTCCAAGTCTTGATGTTATGTTTGTCGATGAAGCTCAAGACCTTAGTCCTTTACAATGGAAATTAGTAAAGATTCTCGCACAAAAATCTAAGAGAGTCTATATTGCTGGTGATGATGACCAAGCTATCTTTCGCTGGGCAGGGGCAGATGTGAACTTCTTGATTAGTATTTCCGATCACGCTAGAGTTTTGGAGAAGAGTTATAGGATTCCCCAAAGTGTTTTTAACATCGCTAATAAAGTGATAAGTCGTATTAAGACAAGAACACAAAAAACTTGGAGTCCTAGAGAAGAGACTGGTAATGTAGTCACCGAAGCAAGTTTCGAACATGTTGATATATCCTCTGGTCAATGGTTAATATTATCTCGTTCTAATTATTTATTAAACGAGGTTGAAGCCCATTGTAGAGGATTAGGTGTATACTTTGAAAGAAAAAACAATCCTTCTATATCACAAAAGAAAATAGATGCAGTAAAAAACTGGGAGGAACTGCGAAAAGGTAATCTTATTTTTCCTGACCAAGCCGAAAACATGTTACCTTATATAAAGGAAGCAAAAAGGAAAGCATTAATTGGAATAGAGTCTTCTCGTAAACTTACACTAAAAGAGATACAAAACTTAGCTGAACTACCTGAGCCAAAAATAT